CTACCTCGTTAGTAGCTGTGTACGCCGTAGTCGCAGCCGTAAAAGACGCGCTATTGTCGTATAGGGCTAACTTAAAGGTGTTGCCAGTGCTTGTCGTAAAATTATGCACCGCCTTCATCAGCTCTACTTTGAAGCTGGTGCACATAAAGTTGCCTGTGAATGCCATCTTACTCTCCTAACAAATGAACCAGCTCTGAATGTCCCGCCTGACGAAGCCGATTAGCGATCGTTAGACGGTCCTGCTCGACGGCCTCCCTCAGATAGAAGGCGACCACATGCTCAACCTGCGCTTTAAAGGCTCGCGCCTGCGCTTGGACAGCCGGATGTGACTGATCCCCAACAAAAACAATTTTATCCGACGCTCGTTGCGCAAGCTCCTCAATGCTCCATCCTCTATTTTGAGTCGTAGCAACTGAAACACCGCTCATTACAACGGGCATTTCTACAGTAATCATGGGCCAGGTGACTCCGATTTTAAAGCCACACGGATCATACCATCGCGGTACTCGTCACGACGACGGCGGCCCTGCTGCTCAATACCCAACCCTTGGATAGCTTGTTTGTAAGTGTTGTTAAAGTATTGAAGCATTTCAGGGGGGCCTTTGGTGTAGCTGTACGCTTGAAGTAAACAAGCATAAAGAAGAGCCTCTGGAGCATTAACACTCATCCAAGTTGTCGTATTAGTCGATGAAAGCTGTTCTGGCCTATAAATGTAGCCAAGTTCAACAGCAAAATTAGCATTTGGGGTTGGTGCAATATAAAAAGTGTTTTGATCCCATACAGAATAATATTTAGGAATATCCGTACTGGCTCCGTTGGGCCAGTATTCTTTCATAAAAGATGTATCACGAAAATTTAAAAAAATCTGATTGTTACCAGAAGTAATCATGATGTACCGATGCGTTAAAATATCGCTCGGTGTAGCTAAGAATTTATTACCCGAAGTCATCGTGCCACTGACCTCAAGCTTGAATACATCTAGATCAATGTCACGGAGGATTTGATTCTCCGCCATCGTGATAAATGTATTAATCACCGCATTAGTAAACACGTTAGAGTTTACTTCGGTGTAATTACGAATGTTAGTGACTAATTCGTCGTAGGTCATGATGTGCTTACCGTAACGGAACCAACAACGCCCTGTGCAATGAGCGCCTGACCTTCTATATAAGGGCGCATGTCATTGGTGTTTCTTGCCGAGCCAAAACTTTGAAACGCGGAAAATCCAGGAGCGCCTAGAAACACTGAGACAGGTTCAATGCGATCAGGTCGGGGATCCTTTAAAGCAATTGCATCTCCTCGATAACGAAGCGGTTCAAGTTGTGGTTCTTTTGGCTCGTAGTCATCTGGGCAAACCATGTAGCCTTGCCACTGTTTACGCAAGACGTTGTAGGGATAGCGTTGACCACAAAAATCACACAACGCGTAAGAAAACCTGCCAGTTGCGTAAGCCATTTAAAACCCCACATCGGGCACAAACTGCACGCTTGCAGTATCCCGATCTTCGGTAGCGGCCCGGTTAAAATCTTCCTCGTAGATTGCCTTCAGTCCTTGCGTGCGCTCTGGCGCAAACTTTAAGGAAAGTTGATACGAAAGACCCGAGGCTAAACAAGGCAAAAAACGAAAATTAACGTCCGCGTCGTTTGTGTATACACCAGCGTCTTGAATCCGACGAATACGGTAGTACACAAAGGTATAGGTTTGATCAGCTGCTGGATAAAAATAAACCTTGGGCGTGTTGGCCCGCTCCACATAAAACTGTGAAGGACGCGCTTGGGAGGTTTTGTCCGGCACGTTTAAATAGTCTTCACGACTAATCCTCTCGATGTAAACGTCTGTGATTGTTCCTTCACTGTCTTGACGAATAACGGCTTCAAGCACATTAACTGTGTCGGTCGGAAGATTAAGTTCTGTGTCGCCTTGGCTCAAAGAGAGAGTGGCTTCTTCAACAGTCCAGAGATTTAAACCTCTGTTGGCCCAATCTAGAAATAACAAATTAAGCGAGCGACGTGCGGTTTTAAGGTGATAACCACTTGTCGGCCGCATGCCGCATCGCTCAAATGCTTCTTCAACCAACTCATCAATAGCTAGGTTGAAGTTTGTAGTACCTGACGTAGGCATTTACTAACCGCACATACCGCCATCACGTAACTTTTTAACTTTTTTCTTTTTTGGCATTCCACCACCACGCATAGGCATTGGCATTCCACCACCACGCATACGCATTGGCTTGCCGCCATGCATCATGCCCATAGCCATTTCTTTATGTTGATTTATATCGCCACCGCCACGCATCATGACGGTCTTAGGGGTTTTTGTACTAGGCTCAGAAACTATTTTGTTTCGTGGGCCACTACTTACTGCACCACCACCACGAGTGGCCATGCCCATTCCACGTCCAGCCATGTCATTACCCTCGCATTGCGCGACCACGCGCACTTTTAGTGGTTTTTTTCATAGCACGTCCAAACTTGTCGGGCGTGCCCCCTTTTTTCATTTTACCAACACCATCAGCAGCAAAAAACGGAACTCGTTTACCGCCTTTTACTACCATTTTTAGTTTACTAGGCATTTTTTAAATCCTCGAGCTTCTAAGCTCATCAAGTTTAAACTCTAGACGATTGAATCTTTGATCAACATGTGCAACAAATTTCTCGATTCGATCATCCACTTCTTTACGTGTAATATGGTCCCTTGCAATCTCTTCACGAGTCTTGTTTAACAAGATATTTAATCTAGCGATCTCATCAAACTTACCCTTTAACACAAAACCCATTCCTGTCATTACTGCTGACAAAACAATATTCCAGACCATGATCTCCATGTGTTAACACTTCCATCGTCTACGTGCTTGTCGAATGCGACTGTTAGGATCCCTTGCCGCCTCTGGATACATCTTCATCTGTCCAGCCGAACGCGCACAAAAAGATTTGCGCCGCTTGGCTCGAGCAGGGCCGGGATTGCTTTCGGTAACCGCGGTTTGGAGCTTGCTGCCAGGATTAGCGCGACGGTATGCCGCCACGCCTTGCTTGGTCATGCCTGCGCCTTGCTTGGTCGGACGGAAATTGCCGCTTTTGACGGATGTGGCGATGCCCATGCCTTTGCGCACGGCACCGCCACCTCGAAGGGCAACCCCCATCCCACCGCGTCTCATTAGGCCGGCGCTCCGCCGACAAACAGCAGCGTGACACTGAGAACCTCAGCCGAGGACAACGTGGCATGCACGCCGTCAGTAGCCAGGATGCCATCGTCCGGGATGATGATGTCGTAAGCACCGGCAGCGGCCGGAGTCTTAATCTCCATCACCGTTGTACCGCCAGATCCGCCCGTCTTCAGGGTGATCGCAGCGGCCGTTCCTGTGCAGGTGTAGTAAACGCCTTGAATACGCGTACGGCCATTCACCATGTCGTTAGTGGCAACCACGGTTTTGGCTTTGACGTCACTTGCAAAGCTCATGACAGCCTCCTATTAGCGGGTGGCTGAAACGAGCAAATAGTCCACCGACGTCTTGCGAGTACCCGTAGCACTGCCCGAGAGGGACATCGCGGCAACCGTCAGATCGGTCGTCGGGATGTTGGTCGTGTGCGTCGCCACCAGCTTGCGGTTGACAAAAAACTCAACCTGGCCCGTGCCCAAAGCACGGAAGCCCAACGTGACGTACGTGTCATCCTCAAGGTCTACGAGCGAATCGGTCGAGGTCTCAGTGCCGCCCGACTCAGTCTTACAGAGGATCGAGGCATTGCCGTCGTCCACCTGGAACACGATACGGTCAGCCGCCGTCAACATCGCTTCTGGATTTGTTGCGAAGTTCACGGTAAGGCCCGCACAGATGTCCGTCTGGTCAGCATCGTTACACTTAAGACGGGTCTGGAACCACACATACTTGTCAGCGGTCAACGCGAACACTTCATTGCCCTGCACCGAAGCGCCGTCGTCATCCGTCGTGGCAGCAGAGGTTAGCTCAAGAACGCCATTGAGAACATCGGCACCAATACCGGCCGAGGCCCCCGAGTCCTTAACCACCGTCCAATCGTTCGTTGAATCAAGCGCAACCCCAACGAAATCGTCCATCAGCGTGACAACGTCAGCGTCAATCGTCGTGGAAAGGTCCGCAGCCCAAGCGCCGGAAGCGCCCTTGCCCGAATATTGAATCGGGCCTGAAAAATGCGTAACAGCCATCTAAGTTTTCCTCACATGCGAGTTAGGTACGTCTGTCTGCATGTCGTCAGCCGGGTCTGTCAGACGTACCGGATTTCCCCGGAGACTTGACTATACGTGAAGGAAGTGCATAGAGAAAGGGGGCCTTGCGGCCCCCTTCCATTCTGCTTGCCTCTTAGGCCGCGCCAGGCGAACCGAAGATGCCGCGAGGGTCGCTGAAGCCGAAGCTGTAGCGCTCGCGAGCCTTGTACCGCACGTTGCCGGTGTCGAAGTCGCCCTCGAAACCAGTCTTAATGGCAACACGCTGGAACATCTTCATGCCGTTTGGAGCGTCCGTCTTAATGAAGTACGCATCAGGGTCGGTCAAGAAGTGGTTCACGGTGTAACCCTGCGGCACCATGCCCATGTTCTTCACGGCGTTGATGTCGTTGTCCGCGGTGCCGACACGAAGCGTGGACTTCATGATGCGATCCGCAGTGAACATCAGCTCCTTGGGAATAATGAGCTTCAAGCCCTGAACAGCGATCTTCAAACCACGCTCGTCAACGAACGCGGCAATGTCGATCAACGCCTGCTCAAGCGAGGTCTCGCTCAGATCCGCCGAAACGGTAAGCTCGTTCTTCAGGTCCGGGCCCGACAGGGTCGGGTGATCCGTCGCGCAGAGCGGCTTGCCGTCGCCACCGAGCGAAGTGGTGAACGCGCCGTTGAGCACGCTCGCCGCCTTGATCTGCTTGGTCTGAGCCATGGAGCGAGCCAACGCCTTGGTGTAACGCGCCGAAAGACGATCGTAGAGGTTGTCCTCCACGGCCTCTTCGGTGAGCGAAAACGCCAGGGCGATCGTCTCGTGGGTGTAGCGCGCGGTGTAGACTTCCTGCGCCTGGTCGTATGCAACGCCAGCGCCTTCCGTCTTGACCGGAGCCTCGCCAAAGCCCGATTCCATAACCTCTTCTTCGAACGCACGATCCGAGGTCTCCACCGAGTAGATCTCGGCGTGCTCGTTCTCGTAGTTTTTGTACTCAAGGCCGAACAGGGCGTTCAAGCCCGGCTCGAGTTCCTTGACCAATTGTGCACGTGAAATAGCCATTTTTTATGCCCCTATGTATCAGGTTACGGCCTTAACGCCGGCGCTGCCGTACAGGTGCTCGTTGATTTTCACAACGACGACGGCGAAATCCCCAAGCGCATTGCCAGGGACATTCCACAGACCGACGATCTTGAGGTTCAATGCCGCCGTGTCCGCGATGGTGGACGAATCCAACTCCATCGAAGAAACGCCTGTGGTCGTACTGCCCCCAGTGCCGACGACATCCGCGTTCTTGCCGATGTCGGCCTGAACAATGTCTTCGTCGGCTTGGACGATGAACAACTGACTCGGATCGTCAATCACGTCGGCAACGATCTTGCCCTCGGTGATGTTGACGCTGCCCGGGTAGTAGTTCTTCCACGTCGGCTTGCTCGTGCTCGGGTCAATGTAAAACACGCCGTTCAGTACCCCAAGCGCCGCAGCGTGCGTGCCCGGGAGAAACTTCACGACATAGCCGCCTACGATCGTCACCAGGTCGCCCTGGAAGATCGCACCTGCCTGACTGTCTTCAATCTCGTAACCGTACTGCTTCTGGGACCCAGTTGCAGACAAATTGCCGAGAGGACGAAGACCAAAGGCTTTATCTACGTTTGCCATTTGATTAATCCTCTAAAAAGTTATTCACTGGCCTGTTTAGGGCCGCCGAATGAAACACGAGACCGACGGGACGGGCGTTCGATGACCATGCTCGAGTGAGCATTGCTCTTCAGAAGCTCGTTGTCCGCGGCCTGCATTTGGTCGTTTGCCTTGGCAAGGTAATGCGCATTGCGCTCCTCGACGGTCTCATCAGGAATTCGAGCCAGGAGAAGGCCTCCCACACTGATAACGCCAGCGTGTCGACCATCGTCTATCGTTGGAGTGGGAAAGTCAGGGTATTCGTCCGCACGCACGAGCTCGTACCCTTCACGGATGCGACCTGCGATGTTCGTGCGATCCTCTACCCCGCCTACCGAAGCCCGAATCCAACGATGCTTGTATCCCAAAGGTGCCGGGGGCGCATCCAAGCGTGAAGGCGGTGCCCATGGACGGCGTCGCGCGGTCTTCGCTCGAGTTTCGGTCTCGCGGGAAGCGCGGGTAACTTGCAATTTGACGTCCGACATGTGCCTTACTCCTTCACGTACTTGGCGTATTCCTCAAGGGGAACGCCCAGCTTTTTTGCAATTGCCACTTGACTAGGTGTCAACCTGACAGTGCGGCGTGCAGCGGTATTGATCCCAGAGGATCGTGAAGCGGGAGCAACAGTCTGCACGGTGCGCGTTGCTCTGCCCTGCGCCACAGAAACCTCTTCCCCAAACTTCTGGGGAAAAGCATCCCGTATGCGTTTGTCAAGCTCATCATAGTACTCGTCTGAACTTGGGTCAAATCCCTCAACTTGTATCAACTGGCGATGGATGCCCCAAGCGGCATGGGTCATGACGTTATCCCGCCCATACCACTTGTTTCTCTCGGCCCACTGCTCGACCCGCGGGTCGACCTGCCGAGGCTGCTGGGCCACCTGCGCGGCCTGCTGCTCCGCCATCGCCTGTTGCTGCGCAAGCCACGCGGCTCGCTGGCCGGAGGCCTGATCGATCTGGTTCTGCTCTAGCGTGAGTGCCGTCAGACGCTGCTGCGCCTCGGTCTCGGTATCCACATCCCCCTCTTCGCGGGCCTTGCGGATAATCTGTTTGAGCGCAACCACTTGCGTTTCAACACGGCCCTTGGCCTCGGTCAGCCGGCCTTCGTCCGTGCGGATGTACTGCTGCTCGAGCTCCTGCGCGCGCGACTGCGCGGCCTTGGCGTACTCCAACGCCGCTTGCTCACGGCGCTGTGTCTCGCGAAGGCGGGCGGTCAGCTTGTCAATACGCTTCTTGACGTTATCGCTGTACTGATCGAGCTCCTTCTCCGCCGGGGCGGCCTTAGCAGCCTCTTCAGGCACTACTTCTGCTTTGCCGTCCTCGCTCACGTTGACCGTGGCAGGCGATTCATCTTCGCCTACGTTGAATTCCAACTGTTCCTGCGTCATCTGTTCTCTCCTTACCACATGTGTAGGATGTCTTCGGGGTCCTGGATAATCCCAAGCACCTCGTCATCGTTAATCAAACGAATCTCCCCGCCATCGATCGGGATTCGCGCGCCGGCATAACGGCCAAAGATGATCCAATCACCTTCCACGCACCACGGGCCGGTTGGGAACTTCACCGCGTCGGCGTAGGCAATCGGCCCCGTCTTCAAGACGTACCCACAGACCGTGGTTAACTGCTGCTTGCGCTGCGTTTCTTCCGAAAGCGCAATGCCGCCCTTCGTCTTCTCCGCACCGCGATACGGCAGGATAGCAATACGCCAGCCTGTCGGAGTCGGGATACGATCAACGACCGCAGCATCGAGGTTTTCAGGCTTTAAGCCCTCGGGGGTGTACGCATCTTCAAGCGAAGGCACGCGCTGGGTTTCTTCGTTCTGCCACTTCTCTTCCAAAGCGGTCAGTTTTTTGGCTTCTGAACTCATAAGTCTCCTGGGGGTTAAAGCGGTTCGTCCGTGCGCTTCTTCAACAGCCCCTTCACGGATTCTTCCACCAGCTTCAACGCCTCCAGACGGCCCATAACGAAGCGATAACGCTCCATGTCCTGGATCGCGCCATGAAGAACCATCTCCTCCGAGCTTACGCGGAGCTTTCTGATTTCTTTCAGAACAGATTCTGCAAAATCAAGCATGGTAGGTTTCCATGAAAAGCAGGAAGGTTTGCGCCCTTCCTGAAGCGCTGTCGACTTAGTAAATCTTAACTGGGCGATTGCCGTCCTTCTTCTTGACCGTCTTCACCGGGCCCATCACGCCGCCATCACTCATCTTGCGTGACTTACCGGCCTTTGAATACGCAATCGCTGCGGCCTGCTTGGTCGCGGCACCCACACTCGAGGGCTTGCTGGTGCCGAGTTTGCCCTTCTTCTTAAAGGACCGAACCATCTCACCAATGTTTGAACTAATCGTCTTCTGACTTGAACCACGTCTGAGCGGCATTTTACCGTCCTCCTGCTTTGGCGGCTTGTATTTGCAGGCGCTGCTCGTCGATCTGCGCACTGCGTTGGAACTTTTGACGCTCAAGCTGCAACTTCTGCTCGTTGAACTGAATCTTGGCCTGCTCGGCCTGTGCACGTTGCTCGATTTCCTGCTGTTTGAGCGCGACCAACGGGTCTTCGGCTCCGCCGCCCGTGAGTTGATCCTGCGTGCTGCGTACTTCTTGAAGGTACGTTGCAACCTTGATCGCGACCATGCCTTCCTTCTGGATCTGCGAGACCATGCGATCGGGATCGGTGCCATAGAGTTTGAAAAGGTCCGCCTCGACGTCCTCTTCGGCCTTCAAACGAATGTGCTCGAGAATGTGCTGTTGCAACGTCATCGCGGCCATCGGATTGCCCTGAAGAATCGGCGAAAGACCCATCATCAAGTGCGCGGCGATGTGCGCATCGTGCTGCTGGCCGGCAAACGCCTTGAGCTGCGTGTTATTCAGTACCGCGGCGTTCTCACTCGCCGGATCTTTCGGCATCTGTGTGTGCTGCGGCAGGAGAATGCCGTCAATGTCGCGGATGTTGAGCGCCGCGTACACGCGGTAGTACGCTTCGTACAGGTTATGCATCTGCGGGGCGCTCTGCGCCATCTGCAACTGCATCTGCGCAAGCTGGATACGCTGCGCGCTGCTGAAAATGTTGGGATCTGCGACCGGCAACACCGCAACCATGTTGTTGAAGTCGACACGCTTGATCCTTCGGCTCGCACCCGGCACTTCGTACGGGTACTCGTCCGGCAAATACATCGCAAACCCTTCTGCAAGCAGCCGGAACTCCAGCGACTGTGCGTAGTGCAGCCGCTTGTGGATCGCGGACATGACCATCGAGCCGCGCTCGAGCAGGGCCAGCGTCGTTCCGACCTGCGCGTACTGATTTCCGTCGCCCACCTGCATGTCGGCAGTGCTCGAGAGCCGCTTTCCAGCGTCCACGAGGAACCCGAGCAGCGCAAAGAGCACCTGACTCGGCTCTTTGTACGGCAACGGCAGCAAAGACGACGAAATCTCTGCGCCACCGACCTCAATGTCGCGCCACTCGCCCGGTTGGATCGGGTCTGAGTCGTCCGCGATCCGCGCGCCGCGTGTTTTGAAGCCCGCAGGCAGGTTGGCAAGCGTTCCGGCGTCGATTAACTGCCGCAAAGCGGTGGTCGCGGCCTTGGAAAGGCCCCCAATGAGGTGCACAAAGCCCAAACCGTACGCGCCAGGGCCCTCGACGAGCACGTAGTGCACGTAATAGTTGCGCCGACGCTTCAGTTCATCCTCTTCCTTCCAGTTTCGGCGAATTCCGATGACCCGAAGTGAGTCTTCGGCCAGCGTAACGACGTACGGAAGCTTGATTTTGGTCGGTTCGCCGCTTTTGTCCTTGTCTTCAAAGCCCGGAATGTTCAAATCGACCAACATTTCAAGCAAAAACACTTCGCCGGCAGCGTCTGTCGGCTGAATTCCAACGACCTTGTCAATTGCAGCCTGGATTTGGCTCGGATCCGCGGGCGTTGGTTCAAGGTCAACCTGCACATCGAGGTACTCGCCGGCCACCACGCGTTTGCGGAACTCGTTGGAGTCCATCGCAATGCGATGTGTCAGCCTTGGACACTGTGAAACAACGCTTGAGCCGTTGTACGGGATGTAAATATCGTCCGCCAAACAGAGTTTGGAGACCATTCGGCCTAGCGAAACGTCGTAGTAGACCTTCTTAAAC